AGAGACTAGAAATGATACTTATAGGAGCGAGTGGAACAACAATAGTGTTATTAATCTCGTTAGTAATGAAGGCATGATGTATGGTATTAAGCGACATAGTAACTGGTATCCAACTTGTAAAACAAAGTGTGGACTTTATAAAGTCGAGTATAAACACAGCGAAAGATGTAAACGATATCGTAGGTGCTATAGATAATTTACTAGATGGGGAGCAACAAATAAATGCGAAGCGTAGTAAAAAAGATGGAATAGGATTAAAAGATCAATTTGGAATAAAGAGTGTTGCCCATGAAGTTATTGATGCAAAGATTGCTGCAGAAGAGCGTTACAATATGTCGGTCCTTATTGACCAGCGTTTCGGACATGGTACGTTTAAGTCCATTGTGGATTTACGCGCAAAACGTATACAAGAAGCTAAAGAACGTGCCAAAGTACTTGCAGGGGAAAGGCAAAAAAGAAAAGAAGAAATAATGGAAATGGTAGCCATAGGAATAGGTATTTTACTTGTAGGTGTACTTGCAATTACTGTATTTGGTGCATTGTTAGTAAATGCTATGGAACGTGGTAGTCCTAGCTTTAGAGAGTGGTACAATGGAAGTTAAAGATTTACTATTTATTTTTATTGTTCTTTCTGCTTATTATTGGTGTGTAGTGTTTCCACCGAAATGGTTATTTATTAGGTAAGTTAATATGGCACAGAAAAAACTGGAAAAAGATAGTGCTTGGGAAAAAGCAGACTCTAATGGAGACGGTGTGATTACTGATGCAGAATTAGGCCGTAGAGAACGTATGGTTCTCCTTGAAAACCGTGATAAAAAAGAAGATCAGCAACGGTGGCTTGTATGGTTTTCTGCATTAACTGTAACAGTTTTTATTATTGTGTTAATGACACCTATTATACCTATAGATCGTATTGACCATTTGAGTGGAATTGCTGAAATTTGGATATTATCTAATATGGGTATAATCGGTAGCTTTATTGGATTTAATCAACTATCTAGAAGAGGAACTAAGGGAGATAATTTTGAGCTTAATAAGTAGTCTTATACAACCTGTCGGTGATATTTTAGATAAAGTAATCCCTGACCAGGATCTAAAAAGGAAGCTGTCCCATGAGATAGCTACTATGTCTGAAAAACATGCTCAACAAGCTTTACTTGCTCAACTTGAAATAAATAAAGCAGAAGCAGCTTCTGGTAGCTTGTTTAAGGGCGGATGGAGACCCGCTGTGGGTTGGGTTTGCGCAATTGCTTTTATGTATCATTTTATTCTTAAAGATTTAATTATATTTGGTGCTGCATTTGCAGGAGTTGAATTACCTGAATTACCAGAATTTGATATGGGTACACTTTTAACCGTTCTCGGAGGTATGCTCGGAATCGGGGGACTTAGGACATATGAAAAGCAAAAAGGTTTAACAAAATAGGAGAAAGAATAATGGCTTTCGCACTAGGAAAAAACAGTTTATCAAAGTTATCTACAGTGGATAAACGACTGTGGACTATCTGCCAAGATGCTATAAAAATTACACGTATTGATTTTGGCGTGATTTGTGGAAAAAGAACTCTCGCAGAACAAGAAGCCCTTTTAGCCAAGGGCGCGACCCAGACAATGAAATCAAAACACCTTGATGGGTTAGCAGTTGATCTTATGGCATATATTAATGGCAGAGCTTCTTGGGAACTAAATTTGTACGATGATATTGCTGATGCAATGAAGGAAGCGTCACGTAAAAATGATATCCCTATACGATGGGGTGCAGCGTGGCATATAGATGATATAAGTAAATGGACTGAATCAATGGAAGATGCCATGAACTCCTATATTGACCTAAGACGTAGCCAAGGCAGGAGACCATTCATTGACGGACCTCACTTTGAACTTACAGGATAACGTGTTATTATGTGGATAGGTATTATGATACTCTGTGGAACTTTACATGCTGAAAGTTGTATGGTGATTACGACAAGAGAACTGTTTCCTAATGCACAAATGTGTTTTGAACATTCCATAGAAAAAGCAAAGAAGGCTATAGAGTTTCCCAATGTTATGCGGGCAAAACCGTATTGTCAGGTCATACCTGGTACACAAAAAGAAGGTGAAATAGATACTTAATGCCATTAAAAAAGATACTATTAAAACCAGGAATTGATCGTGAAAACACTAGTTATACAAGTGAAGGCGGTTGGTATGACGGTGACAAAATAAGATTTAGGCAAGGCACTCCTGAAAAAATAGGAGGTTGGTCACCAATAAGTATTGGTAAGTTTTTTCTTGGTGTATGTCGTTCTCTATGGAACTGGACTTCTCTTACGAGTGTAAATTTTACAGGTGTAGGTACTAATATAAAATTTTATATTGAAATGGGTAGCGCATACTATGATATAACCCCCTTACGATTAACTACAGCTGCAGGAGATGTAACTTTTTCCGCTTCTAATGGATCTCCTATAATAACAGTAACAGAAGCCAATCACGCAGCGATAGTCGGAGACTTTGTTACCTTTAGTGGTGCTGTTGGACTGGGTGGTAATATTACTGCAGGAGTTTTAAATCAAGAATATAGTATTGCAAGTGTTATTAGTTCTACTCAATATACTATTATGGCAAGAGTTGCAGGAGTTACTATTTCTGATATTACTACTCAAACAGGTTTAGTCCCATTTCCATCTTCAGTTACTGCAACTGGTTCAGATTCAGGTAATGGTGGTAGTAATACTGTAGCAGCATATCAAATTAATATTGGTGTTGATGGAGAAGTTCCTATAACAGGTTATGGTGCAGGTACATGGGGAGAAGATGCCTGGGATCACTCTACATTAGGTTCTACTATAAGCTCTCTAAGAATGTGGTCACAAGGTAACTTTGGAGAAGATTTAATTCTTGGATATAAAGGTAGTCCTTTGTATTATTGGGATGCTTCTAATGGATTAAGCACCCGTTGTGTTTTATTATCTTCTTTAGCTGGTGCTTCTAATGTACCTACAGCACAAAATTTCTCTCTTGTATCTGATAATAGATTTGTCTTTTGTTTTGGAACAAACCCTCAAGGTAGTGCAACATTAGACCCTATGTTAGTTCGTTGGTCTGACCAAGATAATCCCGTTGAATGGGGTGCTTCCGCCTTAACACAAGCAGGTGATATGCCTTTATCCAGAGGAACTGAACTTATGTCTGCTATACAAGCAAGGCAAGAGATATTAGTTTGGTCTGATTCTGCATTGTATTCTTTCCAGTATGTAGGCGTAGATTCTGGAGTATGGGGATCTCAAATATTAGGTGATAACATATCAATAATCTCTAAAAATGCCGTTGCTTACGCAAGTAATATAGCCTTTTGGATGGGGAAAGATAAATTTTATAAATATGATGGAAATGTAGCCCCCCTTCCTTGTAAGGTTAGAAAATATGTTTTTGATGACATAAATAAAGACCAATTTGAACAAATATTTTCAGGTACAGTTGAATCTTATAATGAAGTATGGTGGTTTTATTGTTCTTCTGGTTCTGATTCAATAGATAAGTATGTAGTTTTTAATTATTTAGAAAATATTTGGTAT